CACGGGAGCTGTCGCTGCCAATAATGTGTCTGTAGACACCATAATGGTTCGCGGCGCTTTCGCTTCGAGAGACAAGCCTCCATCTTGATCCACCACCACGGGGGAGGCTTTCTCCTCCTTCAAGAATATGGTTTGTCTAGTCTCTTTCCTCCCGATCTTGTACCCACCAGACTTCCACTCGTCAAAGGCGGCTGCGAATTCATCAATTCGACGTTGGGGATATGGTCTTTCCTTGGCCCATGCAATCACCGAGTTACGACTGACGGTGATGCGTCGAGGCATGGCTTTACTAAATCTCTTGGAATGATCTGTCAACTTGTAGATTGACAAAGCAGTGTCCCAAGCATTGGGCAGAGCAATTGGTGTTTCTCGCGTGAGACGGTTCGTGATGGCTGACTCCGTGTTAGCAGGAGTGTTCTCATAGTAAGTGGGTGCCACTTGTACTGCGATTCCTTGCAATTCCATCTTCTTAGTCTCACACTCTTTGGTTGTTTGGATCACTGCCTGTTTTAGGGATGCTCCCGGCGCCAAAGGCGCGGGGGGTTTAACTCCGAAGGGCCCAGCTATTCCCCCGCGCTTTGGGGCGTAAGGAAAGGGAACTGGGTCATACGGTGTCAAGGGCATCTCCCCTGGCAAAGATGCTTCCCATTGTATTTGGGAGCTCTGGTGATGGGCAACCGGTTTGAAATACCAATTATACAGCGTGTAGGCGGAATAGGTCATACTAGCAGCACTCGCCACCGCGGTTATCAGGGGTACTGATAACACCGACTGGGGTGGCTATTGCGACTGCACTTACAGTATGCACGGTGGCGTGAGCGCCACTTAGTGCCGTCATCTTGTAATGAAGGGCAGTAGCAGCGACGTGGACCACAGGTGATGGATCAGGAGTGACCCATTCCGGGGGCCACATCCATTCTATTCCGCCAACAATCGTTGTTGACGCCACGCCCGCCAAAACTGACGACACTGCGAAAGAACTCGGTTGCTCGAATGTCAGCAATCTCGTGTGCTCTCTCCAAAGAGAGCCTTGATAATGCAACACATTCAACAGAGCAACTGTCTCAGTTTCGGTACACTTCTCTAGTGCTAATACTACCGAAAACAAAACGCAGTGGGGTAATTTGGCGGGAGGAAGATTAGGAACTGCTGAGTATAAGTTGCGAGCTCTGTCTAGCAAGCTTCTATACAGTTCCGGCGTCCGTGACTTTCCCAAGGCGGCGGACGTAAGCACAGCAATGATGGCCGGAGAAAGGACCACCTCGCGTGGGGTTTGGTAAAGAACTACAAGCAATCCATTAAAAACGGCTATTCTAGCATCCATGACATGTTGAACCTCCAAGTTCAGGGCCTCTGCCGCTTTGCCTGTGAAGGCTGAGGGCAGTGCGTACAAGCCATCTGTAGCTGAACTAGCCATAGCCGGAGACCACTGCTCTATACGTCTAGGAGCACGCGGTATCCGTGGGGGGGGTGCCAAGGTCATTCTAATGAGGTGAGTGTGACCCACATGATAGAAGTACTCCGTCCTTAACACAGCCTGTATATTGGAAACATAGTAGTCGCGTCTAGTCCAGCTCGCGTCCTCATGTTCCCATGTGGTCACTCCCGAATCCAGTTGAGCCACCACTTTGGTGGATGAGGATCGGTACCACTCCATTTCTTTACCATAAAAGTTTCC